ATGAAAGCGTTAGTTGCCCTAGCACATAAGATGATACGCATTGTTTACGTGATTATCACGGAAGGCGTCACTTATCAAGAGTACAAAAAAGACCAACGCGCCTTACGAACGTTGGTCTCCAAAAATTAATATTCAGCTAGCCTTACATTCAGTGTACTAGTTTTTTAAGGGATTGGAAACCCTTTATTTGATGTACCCAGACGTGGCCAGTAGGTCAAGATTTGTTTTCATATAAAAAAGAAGTTTCGCTCAAAAAGCGAAACTTCTTTTTGCTCACGTCAAATTACTTGTTTAGACGCGCTGTCAGTTCTTTAGTCAATTCTTCATAACCTTGGCGACCCAACAGGGCAAACATATTCTTCTTATAGCGGACCGTATTCAGTCAGAGAACACACGTTCCGGAAACGCGCCACGTCAGTGTTTTGACACCATATTTTCATTCCACTCGTTGATCGATTACACAACGCTCTTTACGGTTTTCTTTACTTCGCATTGTTGAGATATTCGATATATTTCTGGTTGGCGCTCTTGACCACCTTCGGGGTGATCTCAGCATAAATCTCTGTGGTTTCAATTGACTTGTGTCCAAGGATATTTTTGATGTCGTCAAGTGGAACACCAGCTTCACGGAGCATGACACCATGCGTGTGTCGGAGGTCGTGAATTTTTATCTTTGGCAAACCAGCCCGTTTTCGGATCCGTTCAAAGGCACCGTTAGTGGATCGATCCCGCAGAGGAATTCCGCGGTCTTTCTCTGACCAGGAGTAACGGAAGATGAGGTCGTTCGGCCCAGCAAAAGCCTTTTTTCCTTTCCTAACATAAGTTGTGTTCCCATAAAACAGCCGGTTAAACGCTGCTAATGCTTGGACCAGTCGTGGAGTCATGAAGAGTGTTCTGTTAGATGCCGGGAACTTCGGATCATCAATGATGATGTCGTTTTTGTGCTCACCTTTCTCGGCACGATATAACCGGGTCTTTGTGATGGAGATGCTGTTATCGGATAGATTCACATCTTTCCACTGCAGTGCCATTGCTTCCCCTTTACGCAGACCGAGGTCTAAGATGGTCAAGAAAAACACATACCATACTGGATCGCGTTCTCTGATTGCTTCCTGGAGAAACACATCGGATTCAGTGACTGACCAATAATGCAGCTTCGTTTTCTCAGGTTTGACAGCGCGAGGAAACTCAACGCCTTCAGTGGGGTTGGTGGTCACGTATCCGAGCTGCTTAGCCTTCTTGAATGCATTCGAGAGTGTCGCATTGATGATGCTGACGGAATGATAGGAGAGAGGTGCACCATCTTTGCCGCCGTGCTTCAACAGTCCCAGAATGAAGTCTTGATGGATTGCGGGGGTATACTGGCGAAAGGTGTAGCCGCCAATATTAGGAATGAGGTAATGCTCGACCTGATACCGACAGACAATCATCGAGCCTTCTTTAACATTGACCTTGTATTTAGTGATCCATTGATTCAGCCAGTCACGCAGTTTCATTGTGCCACGGCGACCGCTCTCGGTGTCGTTGGCTAATTCGTTTTCGATGTGTTTGCCATACCGATTGGCTTCATCAAACGAGCGGAAACCAGCTTTATGATACGTCTTATTGATTCCTTTGCCAGAGTCATAGCCGGCGTACCCTCGAACTTCCCAGCGGTATTTTCCACTTTTTAGCTGATATTTGTTAATGGAAGCCATAATTTCACCATCTTTCTGAATTTTGATAGGTTGTAATACAAACTCCAGTTCGTTTAAGGCGTGAAAGAAAAGCCCCACGATGGGGCAAAAAACTTATTTGTCATTTAAATGTTGAATTGCATAACTCGCTTCTTGCGGTGTGAACTGCTCCCCGGATGCCGAAGTTAGTTGATCTCGAATTGCCTCTGGCGACATTGACATTTCTTTTTGGTAGCTTTTAGCTTTTGCCAAAGCGTTTGCATTCCAGTCAATTCCAGTGAGGTGATCGATAGCATATTGGCCAGCTTGTGCAGAAAACTTTTCTCCAGCGTCGGAAGTAAGCTGGTCGTAAACGCCCTTTTTAGACATTTTCATTATAGTGGCGTAACTTTTTGCCTTGATAAGCGCAGATTTATATTCAGCCGGAACCGACGATGAGCTACTCTTTGATGACGAGCTACTCTTTGATGATGAACTTTCTGTCGAACTTGAAGATTGACTAGAAGCTGGCTTGTTAGAACTAGACTTTACATTCTTAGAGACAGATGAACTAGCGTTTTGTGCTGCGGATTTGTTATCGTCTTTACGGCCACCAATAGCATTACCAAGCATGCTAACAATGATTATTGCTAATACCCATACCCACCATTTTTTGTAAAATGGTTTTTTGCGCTTATTTACGTCTTTTCTTCGCATAAATAAAGCCTCCCAATTTCAGCTTTTAACGTCGTCAGGATTTGGACGAAAAATTATCTTCGCTAAGAGCAAACATGATATGATTACCGAGAAGGGGGGGAGCGCCCACGATGCAAACAATCCTGATGTCTGCCGCAGTTACAATAATAATCCTGTGGGGCTACACGATTTTTCTAACTCGTGAACTCGGTAAGATGGAACACAGAATAGACCAAAAAATTCAGCTTTCACACAATAAAGCGAGCAAATGAATCCCCAACGTCAGTGTTTGGACTCGGAATACCATTATTCTTCTGTTGCACCATTGTCATTACTTATCGCGAGTTCAGCAACAACTTTTTTAATTTGCTCACCGTATTGATAAATATCAATTGGATGTACAAAGTCCAGTTGAGTGCCGTCCGCGTCATGCAAAGCAATCCAATTACGTGATTTTGTGAAATAAACTCTAAAAATCCACTTTCGACGGTTATCGTCAAGCAAAACGTTGAAATAACTCTTATTGTCGCGGTAAAATATTCGGTTTTCATCCACGGTCTCACGCAAAATTATCTTTGCAGTCGTAAAGGATTCAAGCTCTGCGGGGGTTGTGATGATGCCTTCTCCAGTATTGCCTTCATCGTCATCTTCATTGGTTGTATCAACATTGTCGCTGGCTCTTGGGTCACTGGCGGACGCGTTGCTTACACTTGAATTTAGAGCACTAGCCAGTTTATCGCTTACTTGCTCCGTGATCATTTGCGAAAAACCCTGCACAATTATGGGAGTAAACTTTTCAACAGTTTGCTGAGTTTTTCTGCCGTCATAAATATATCCCATTACAAATTTGACAAAATCCTCATCAGGCGATTTAAGCTCTTTGGTCAAATAGTCGCGGAATTTCGTTACATATTTTAGTTCAGAGGCGGTACTTGAGATTTTGTCAGCGTCAAAATTTTCTTTAGCAAACTTAAATAGTTCGACAATTTGAGAGTCACGTAAGTTCGTGATGTCAACTTGAAGAAATGGAGACGCATCCATTTTGTTTTCGTGGTCCAGATCAGTAAAAAAGCGATAGATTTTACCATTGGTAAGAATTCCAAATTTGGCTGTAGTTGTACCAAAGTACCGGAAAAGCTGAGAATCGTGGTTATCAAGGCTCTCGGTAACTGTTTTGGCCTCAACCAAAATAGTCAGTGCGCCGTTGAGGACGATGGCATAATCTACTTTTTCGCCCTTTTTAATGCCAACGTCAGCAACATATTCAGGAATAAACTCTAGAGGGTTAAACACATCGTATCCTAACGCCTGAAAAAAGGGCATAATGAGAGATGTTTTTGTGGCTTCCTCAGTTTTTATGCTATCTTCCAATTGCTCTACGCGTTTTGCAACGCTTTTGATCTGACTGGCAAATTCTTCTTTTTCCATTATTGTGTCCTCCACATAAATACTATGATTCTACCCCGTCGGTCTCTTTTCCAGATACAGTGCCTGCGAGATAGTTAGGCCAAGCGCTCTTTGATTGCCTGTCTCACATTGTCCTCCTGCCAAGCAGGTATATGCATCTTGTCCATCCAATCAGTGACAGAAACGGTTTCAATGCTTGTAGATGAATCCATCGTCAACGACAGAAGAATTTCGTAAGCTCTCTGGTTGGCGTGCAGTTCATACTTGCTTTGGCTTGAAAAAGTGGTGAAGTAAAGTGCTGATGGCTGGTCACCATCCAATATGTGGCCACATTCGTGAGCAGCCACGAACGGTAATTGCTTCTGATCATGCCAATTGAGGTTGATCAACATCATTTTTGAAGCTGGCTTGCTCTGTGATGGCGTGTCTGGCTGCAACTCGTCCGTTAGAATATATCCCACGCCATGCATCTGAGCGTAATTGAGAACGTCAGAAAAAAGCTCCTGGTATTCATCATTCATTTGCTCGACCGCCTCCAAGCAATCTCTTAATGATTTCCATGTCAGACTCCGGAATGGGCTTTCCCTGGTAAGTCATAATGACATCACTGTCATCTATATCAACTTTCTTTGGCTTTTTGTCCGTTGTGTGACCAAGAAGATAATCGACTGAGACACCAAACAGTGACGCAATCTTGGTTAACATCGAAATGTCAGGATCACGACGCCCCTGTTCGTAGGAAGCGTATGTTGTCTTAGCAACGCCGAGCTTATTTGCTACATCGGCCTGAGTCATCCGATGATTTGCCTTGCGAAGTTCCTTTAGCCGATCTGGCAGCATGTTGACACCTCCTAATAATGTTATGGTAATACGCGTCATGCGTATTTAGTAGTCAAAAAATAAAAGTCGTCAAAATGAATATTTTGTGTTGACACAGTACGACACTACGCGTACTATTATCAGTGTAATCAAGTACGCGTAGTGTACGACAAGGAGGTGAGGCAGCTTGACTACTAATAACCAGCGACGCAAGTGGCTGCGCAAATTACGGAAGGATATGGGAATGACCCAGTACCAGATGGCAGTGTACTTGGGAATACCCAAGACAACCTACTCGTCTTACGAGCAAGGCTATCGCACGCCTGAAGTTGATACCGCAAAAACGCTTGGCGGAAAGCTCAGCATCGATTGGACTTATTTTTTTGAGGACCATGTACGCGTTTCGACTACAAAGGAGGCCGCGAAATGACGAGCAAGGATAGCAAAGGAACCGAACTGGTTGGAAAATTCCTTGAATTATCTGGGAAGGTAGTCGGTCAGATTGAGGCAGACGACACAAAAACACTGCTCGTACGCAAGGGAATGATTACTTTTTTCGGAGAAAAGCAAGTATTTCTCAAGGGACGCCGAGCAGTGTATGTGGATAAAGGCCTTGTGGAGGCCGCTTACTGGATCCGGTTACGATCTTTGCCGATCGTTACGGAAACCGTCAATGTCGTTAACCGCGGCGAGCTGATTAGCGAATTTTCTGACGTGTAGGTTGACTGCTGAATTGTCAGCCACATATTCCACACGGAGAACGAGATAGACAGGTGACTTTGGGTCTGTACTGGATAACACGTCACCACGTTGAGGAATGCTCGGCAGAGAAATTTCATCAACGACACGTCCGTATTCAGTCAAAATGAGCATCTTCATAATAATCACCTCCTTGAAGGCGATTATCTCATATCCAGGAAAGGAGATGAACGGAAATGACAAATGACGAAATGATCCAAACGCTCAGCGAGGCTTTTCCAAATGTTGCCCGCTCATATTGGCGGGGCATGACTCGGAACGAGCTGAGTAACCAAATTGAACTCTTGCGCATTCAGCAGGATCAATCAACTGAGGAGCAACTTGCTTCAAAGTCTTAAAGCGGAGGAAACTGCATGTTTATCGCTTTGGCCCAGATTTTAAGTTTGGCCGTCGCTTCAATTGATATTGACCTATGGACAGGTTATCGGGGAAAGAAGCATAAATGGCTCCTGCTAGGTCTGGTAAACCTAACGTATTTGATAGTTCTTGCGCTTCTGATAGCAGCTCAAGGGTTAAGAGATTAAAAAGTTCGGAATATTGCCGCGGTGCGTCAATGAAATTGGCATTTCGATCCAAATCCAAACTCTCCAAGTTCGAGTGAGCAGTATAAAAGCGGTGCAACTCGGAAGCGCTGTCTTCACCCATATACTGGGCGTTGTCAAGAAGAAGGCTCATTAATTTTTTCCGGAATTCAACCTTGTAATGGCTAGGCTCCGCCCAATCAAGAGGAATGTGGACAAGCCAATCCATGAACGGCAAATATAAGTTGTCGTACCGCCTTTCAGCAATTTTTATTTTTTGCTCAAATCGTTTAGTTGCAAGTCCAAATCTATATGAAGCAACAACAACCACAAAAGGAGAAAGAGCAAGCAACCAATTGGGTATGTTGATGCGTGCGATGAAATCGGCAATTTCCCTCATTTATCGGCCTCGTTGTCCTCACGAGTCAAAATGTTTCTGACGCGCTCCCGTTCCTCTGGGGTTAGGGCATCGCCCAGTTGCTCCCACTTAGAGCGCTGCTTGGCGGCGGAGGTGCCATCAGGGCGTTGGTTGTACGGGGGGAAATCGAGAAGCTCGGTGAGGGACATGCCGAGGCCTTCAGCAATTTTGCGGAGGGTCACCAGTTTGGGACTAGCGCTATTGCCGGTGAAAATTGCGCTTAATGATGATTGCCGCATATCGGAAAGGGTCGCCAGTCTGTTGGCGGTCATATCCTGCTCTTCAAGAATCTTGTTCAACCGTTTGGCAATCAATTGCGAATCATTCGGCATGTCGTCAGCTCCTAACAATATTTTGGTAACCCCAGTTTAACAAGCACCAAGAATAGTCGTAATTAAATCCAAAACTTTGTTGACAATATCCAAAGTTTTGGTATTATAAAGGAGTAGATACCAAAACTTTGGTATTCACAGAGGAGGTGAACGGCATGAAGGCTGGGGAACTAATCAAGCAATACCGCATCAAGTTGAGCATGTCTCAGGTGGTGCTCGCTGATAAGAGCGGCGTACCGCAATCAACCATCAGTGCAATTGAGCATGGCACAACCCCCACGTGGGACAACATGAAGAAACTGGCGATCACCCTGAACATCAGCGTGGGCGATCTGTTGGGCACAGAAACACAGGAGGTGAAGAACTAATGGAAGCAACCACTGAAGAACGCATTCGCGAGATCGTTCGCGAAGAAATTACTAAGAATCGCACCAATCATCGGACTCCGAAGGTTCAGGAGTTCAACAACGAGATGGATAAGTGGTTCAAGGACCAATACCCGGGTAAAGATTTCGACGGTATCAAGGTGCGCAACAATGCCGAGAACGGATTGAAGGCTGCTATCAAGACGAAGCTTCAGCTGAAGAACATTTTGTCCTTGAGCGACGAGCAGGTGGCTGAGGCGCGAGAAATATTCGAACGGTACAAGCACCTGCTGCAGTAGTAGCGCTCCATGTATTAAGAATACCGGGTTTGGCACCGAATTGGTTTAACTGGTTTTCTAAATCAAAGGGTGGGTGAAACAGATGAAAATGAATATTAAGCGGCCTTTAACTCGTTCTCTTAGCAAAACGAGAGTGATGCAAAAGGCGCTTGCGTATGACACAGGACTCAGTAAAGCAACGATCAACAACTATGTAGCGGGCGGCAATGTTCGGCCAAATGAGGCTGTAGATATTGCTAACGTGCTGCGGGATCCGGAAATGTCGATGCAGATCGGGCATATGATGTTAGGCCTGTTCAAATCCTTCAACGGTGATGCCTTTTACCATGATCTGCGCGCACTTGATGCATTTGATGAGAAAGAGTCAGGAGAGGAGCAGGCGGCATACAACGAACACCATATCCGGCAGCTCATCAGCATGCCACGTCGAACTGCCGAACAGGATGACGAACTGATGACTTGGCTCAATGAAGTGATGGACGCCGTACTAATGAAAATCACTTTGCTGGTCGCTGGAACTGAAACGCTTGGAACTACGCCGATGGACCTTTTGCAGGCAAGAATCCCGTATTACCAAGAGCAGCATTACATGAGAGGAGATGACCCAACATGGGAGGTTTAAGAGTTCTAGCGACGTACAAACGTCCAGAGCGCAAGAAGCGCGCCTCAGAAAGCCTTGAAGTACCAGAAGCCCGGTCCACGCAATACTTTGCCAAGAAGTGGGAAGTGAGCAACTCTACTGTTTGGCGCTGGACTCAGCTGAAAGAAGATCCACTGCCAGCCACCAAGGTTGTCGGTGTATTGCGGATAGACGTAAAAGACGCTTTAGAGTGGTGGGATCGCCATTCATTGAAAGAGGGTAACCGATGATGCCTACCGAAAATGAATTGCTGATGGTGTTCATGCTCATCGCAGTCACGGCGTCAGTGATGACCGCCATCATTATCCGGCCGGACTGGTTCGGACTGGAAAACGACAACAAAAAAGCCGCTAGCGGTGGCACCCGTCAACGGCCGGAGAAATAAGCATTGCAATAGTTATTTCTCCTCTAGTTTATCAAATAAATGGAGGTTTGAACAATGCAAATTAACGCAAGCAATTACACCCTGGGGGCTGCCTACGACCGTCAGAACGACGACAGCGATGTTATCACCGATATTCTGGGCAACAACATCTATCCAGGCGAGCCGATCTGGTCCTTTCAGTATATCGGCCGCAGTGGCAAGCAAGAGGATGCAATCCTATCTTATGACGCAGAGAGCGACAAGGAATTCTTTCGCCGCGAGATTCGGCGGCTTGGCCCAGTGCAATATCTGCGTCGGGTAATACACGCGGAGCCAGCAGACTTTCTGCTGATGGAGTTCGGCGTGGCCAACCAGATCATCGCGCCTGATATTATCGGTAACATGATCGAGCGGGCACTGGGTGCAGGAGACATCGAAAGGGTGTTGCAGTTCGATTTTGCGGACACCCTCGAGCACTATCTGGAACATATGGAAGACACTGGCCAGGCACCGATGGAGCTGTATTACGGTGCTGATCACTACGAATACGGGGAGGTATAAACATGGCTAATATGCAGAAGTTGGATCCAAAGCACGCGCCAATGAAGGCGCTGGTGCAGAGCGCCACCGTCAAGGCACGGTTTGAAGAGGTATTAAAGAATCGGGCACCACAATTCTTAAGCAGCCTGGTTTCAGTGGTTAACGATAATCGCGCGTTACAAAACGTTGACCAAACTAGCGTACTTAATGCGGCTATGACAGCAGCTTCGTTCGATCTGCCAGTCAACCCCAATCTGGGATACTTCTACATCATTCCTTACGGGAGCACTGCTCAGGCTCAGATGGGTTACAAGGGCTATATTCAATTAGCCCAGCGGTCGGGACAATACAAGCGGCTCAATGCCGTACCCGTCTACGAGGATGAGTTTGGCGGCTGGAACCCATTAACGGAGGAGTTAACGTACACCCCGCATTTCAAAGATCGGGACGCGAACGATAAGCCGACTGGTTACGTTGGCTTCTTCCAGCTGGTAAACGGCTTTGAGAAGACAGTGTATTGGAGCCGCCAGCAGATCGACAACCACCGCAAACGCTTCTCCAAATCCGGCGGTAAGAATGAGCCAAGGGGTGTATGGGCATCAGATTTCGATGCGATGGCCTTGAAGACAGTCATCCGGAACCTAATTACTAAATGGGGCCCGATGACGGTCGATATTCAGAAGGCCACTGATGCCGATGAAGAGTCTTTTGGCGGCAATACAGAGCCCGTGAAGGATGTCACTCCGAGTACTATGGATGATCTGCTCAATGCCCCAAGCAAGACGGAAGAACCGAAGAAGGGGGTGTTGAACGATGATCCAATCCCAGACATCCCCGACTCGCGACCGGAACAAACCAGCCTCGACGATGAAGACCTTCCAGCTGTCTGACGCCAATTACTACAGTCGGGAAGCCAACGAGCACTACATGTCAGTGACCGTCTTCAAACGATTCTTGGTCTGTGAAGCCGAGGCGCTGGCCGAACTTAAAGGGATTTGGGTGCCTGAACGGGACCCGACGGCCTTATTGGCCGGCAACTATCTGCACTCGTACTTTGAGAGTCCGGAAGCCCATCAATCCTTTATCGACGCACATCCTGAGATGTTCTCGACGCGGGGTAGTACAAAGGGCCAGCTCAAAACGCCTTACAAAGTGGCTGAGAGCATGATCCAGGCGCTGAAGGATGACCCGTCATTCCGGGCCGCCTATCAGGGCAACAAAGAAGAAATTCTCACTGGGGAAATTGACGGTGTGAAGTGGATGGGCAAACTGGATTGTTTCGACCCATCGCGGGCATTTTTCTTAGACCTCAAGACGACCCAGGACCTGCACAAGAAATACTGGATCACCGATGAGAAGCGCTGGGGATCGTTCGTCGAGGCATATAACTACCCGCTACAGATGGCCGTCTACCAAGAACTGATTCGGCAGAACTACGGAACGCGCCCCGCACCTATTCTGGTCGCTGTGAGCAAGCAGGAACCACCGGACAAAGCCTTCGTGGCGATACCTCAGGACAACCTGGACGAGGCCATGCAGCAGCTTCTGGACGCCCAGCCACGGATTGAACAGGTCATTGCTGGTGAGACTAAGCCACACCGCTGTGAGCAGTGCGACTACTGTAGAGCGACCAAACATCTGGGACAGATCATCACCATGAACGAATTGATTGAGTAGGGGGTGATCATTTGGATTATTTCAAGCAGCGACGTGCCTTCCGTCAGTTCAAGCTGGCCGTAAAGAAACTCACCGTTAATCAAGCAAGTCTGTATCGCGAATTATTGGATTACGCGAACGATAGCGGATTACTAGATGCTTCTTTCCGCCTGCAGAACGAGTACATCATGTCGATTACTGGAATTAAGTCCGTTGATGGTCTCTCCACGGCGCGCAATGCGCTGGTCCAGCAGGGATTGATCACATACATCAAGGGCAAGAAAAATGAGGACACACCAATCTATCAGATCATGCCATTGAGCCCTGATGGTCGGCCAGAAACCAAAAAACAGAACAGAACGAGAAAAAAAACGGAACAGAATGCGGTACAGAATGCGGAACAGAATGCGGTACAACCTGCGGAACAGAATGCGGAACAGTACTTTACTGGTACTGACTTAAACATGACTGATACTAATCATCATGATGATGATCCGGGTACTCCGGTAGTGCCTGACGATCAGGCGACCAAGGATCGAACCCGAGTCTTTGAACTCTGGGAACAGTCGTTTGGTGGATTTATGGCACCGTTGATCCAGGAGGAACTCCGGGATTGGCTAAAGACTTTCCCGGCAGATTTGGTCGTCGAAGCCATTAGGCGGGCCGTTGGCAATCAGGCGAAATGGAGCTATGCGAACGCCATCCTGCAGGACTGGGACCAGAAGAAAATCTACACGGTAGACGGGGTCAAGAAGGCTGACGCCATGTTCAATGTTGGCCGGTTTAACAAACGTGGTGCGTCCCAGAAGCCAAAAACGAGCCAGCCACCGTGGGCGGATCCTAATTACGTCGCACCGAAAGCTAAACCAGCTGACGAAGAGACAAAAAGGCGTTTGGCTGAACAGATCGCACAGTTCAAGAAGCAGGAGGAAACGAAATCATGAAGAGAATCGAGAGCATCGTGATTCCGTTACCGTTGGCGGCCACAAAAGCCTATAAAGACGTGACGTTAAACAAATACATTTCTGCTGAACGGTCTAATCGCTTCGCCGCTGCGAGCCTTAAACGACAGGCTACCGACAATTGTGCTTTGTGGGTCAAAAAGGCCATGAATGATGGTCTTGACTGGCAGTGGCCGGCGGATCTCTGGTTTCACTGGCACGTGCCAAACAATCGGATTGATCCGGACAATATTGCGTTCCAGAAAAAGTTCATTCTGGACGGTATGCAAGCAGCCAAGCTGTTGCCGAACGACGACATGAAGCATATTCGCAGATTCCACGACGCCTTTATGGTTGAGCCTGCGGGTCACGGATACGTTGAAATTAAACAGGAACGGAGCGAGTGATATGAGTTATCAAATTATCGGCTGTGCAAGCCGACAGGCATACGGGCCGTCGTTTGATACGGCCAATGAAGCTTATCGCTATATCAACGACGTGTTGGAGGACACAAGTTCTGATGCGCGGAGGGAGCAGCGCAATCGGTCTACCAGCCGCTTATCTTTTGTCAGCTTACCGGAGCCTTTGTTCGTGGCTGACGATGAAGATCCGATTGAGGACCAGTTGCCATATCTGGGCCAGGATAAACGGCTCAAGGAGATCAACGACCGCCACGCATGGGAGCGAGCACACAAGGTGCGGGAGGTGGTCGGATGAGTCCAAGTAAAAGAATTCGCGGGATCAATTGGATGATCAGCACTCAACTGCATGGCGACCAATCCGACCGCATCAGTGATGGCAGCCACACCTTTGGCGACCTGTATATCCACCGAGCCGTATTGTTTGCGGCGTTGCTCAAAGCATACCCAGACAAGAGCTGGCGCTCAAAGGTCCAATCTGACGGGCACGGCTTCCCTGGTTACTTCCTCTGCGGGATCCAGACACCAGAGGGCCAGTACACGTACCACTATCAACTGTTTCAATGGGATCTGTTTGATGGCGTGCGCGAGTTGCCAGAGTCGCCGGCGTATGACGGGCACAAGCCAGAGGACGTTACACGGTTACTGTCGTTGAGTAAGGAGGGCGATGCCAATGAGTGATCGTCCCGACATAACGAGAGCGCTCAGTGAGCTCACCATCAAGCGTCTCAATGCTGCCAACCAAGTGGCGGCCTAGGAGGTTGAAATGAATAAACCAGCAGAAGTGTATGTCGTGCGAATCGGCAACCGGTATTTTGCCGGTATCTCAGACGATATTGTGGTGACTGACGACCCGTCGAATGCTACGCAGTACACCGACAAGTTTGATGCCATTGTTGATGCCGACGACGTGGGCGGAGAAGTAGTTACCTTACGAGAGGTACGACATGAGGATGATTAAATTTCGGGCATGGGACACCATGCGAAAAATGATGGTTAACGTAGACGACATGGAGTTTTACGATGGCGAGTTGAATTGGGTCAGCACCAGCGGAATGGCTGATCCCAACGAGTATCAAAACGACGGAGCACCCAGCCAGCTCATTCCAATGCAATTCACGGGAATCAATGACGATAGCGGGCTAGGAATTTATGAAGGTGACATCGTTCGATCGGAACCAACAACCCCAGGAGATAGTGACACGATGATCGGCGTAGTCACATTCTTGGAGGGATCATGGGTAATTAATAATCCACACAAAAGGATTGCTGAGTCGCTTTTCAGCGAAACTAAGGGCCGGCGAATCTTTGGAAACATTTTTCAGAATGCTGAATTATTGGAGGCTAACCATGGCTGAAACAGTTCAAGAGGTGTTTGATGAGTTACTTGATAGATATAAGAGTTCATACGATTATAACGAATTTGCCTATCCAGGCGTGGCCGACCAAGAAGAAGCCGAATACCGTGAACGATTTGCGGCTGCACTCGCCGCTGGAAAGGGTTCGGGATCGACACCGTTAACCGATGAGCAGGAGACATGTATAGAATGTCATGACGAGCAAACGGGTCACCCGTTAACTAAGGGAGAGTTCAAGTATCAGCATCAACTGCTGGATACGGCTAATTTCTGTCAGTGGTGTGGCCGAAAGCTGGGACATGCCAATGAATAGCGATCGGTGGATTGATGCCACCGCTAAAGGCTGGAACCTTTCGTCTGCTGAGAAACGTCAGATGGTCACCTGGTACAAACTGATGCGAGAACACGGGGTTGAATATTCAACAGCCACTGCCATCGCGGTTGATTGGGCGAGTTTCCAGCCTGTGCGGTGGATTGCTGAGAGTTTAATTGAGCTAATGGAGACGGCAACGATCGAGATGAAAGAATGGTGGAAACGGCATGGGTGAATATCGAAAATGCATCGTTAGGATTCGCAAGGTGACGCATGACACTTCCCGTTCCGACGAAGTAATCGAGGAAAAGCCAGCATTATTCTACGGCGTTTTCCAGAAGGCTTATCCATACAAAGCGTTACTCGTTTACGAAGCGTCTGGGCAGGTATCCAAGCCCGTGGCCGTTGTGGAGATTGACCGGTCATTACGTGAGGTGGATTTATCACAGGTCAAATTCCTCGATGGTGGTGGTGCCGATGGTTAATTACGATCACGGTGACTGGGTGCGATACAAGGGCACATCATGCCGGGTGCTCGGCCACTGGCACGATAAGCAGTGGGCGGATTACCTCATGCTGGGCGTGCCAGAGAGCGTTGGGACGTTTCGAGGGGTCAAGCAGGTGGTCCGGTGGAAATTCGTTGGGACCGCGCTACCAGACGCGGTGGAGCTGATTAAGAGGAGGCCAAAACATGTTAGCGATTGAAGACATTAAGCAAGTTTATCGGATTGAGGAAAACGCAAGTGATATCGCGGACGCAGTGATCTGGGACACGTTTCTGCTGTTTAGCAATAGCCCATCAATTCTAGCGAGTATGATTCGTAAAATCTGCCACGATGAATTTGGAGTGGATTATGTCAATCAAATGGGCGGATACGCCGTAATGCGAAAATATAACCCATTTCGGGAGAACATGTCACTTTCCAGCTACAGCGTCAAAGAAATTTATGACGCTCGAAAGTGCAAACGTAATATCGGACAAGATTTTGTCAAACGTGTGAGTGCCGGGGCGGTTGTTGATTATGAACCCGCGACTAATGAGTATCTGGTTGACCGGCTGGAAAAACCTCAAAAAGAACTCGACCAAGTTATCGGCCACTACAAGTCTGGTGCCAGCCGGCGACAAAGTCAGGATCAAATCAGGCAAGCCAAAGAAGCACTGGAGGCGCTGTCGGAGAAAGGACGATCAGCATTGATTGCGAGCTTACTGGGGGACAGAAAATGAAGAACTTGAAGAAAGGCCAATGGGTTCGCTACGTTGGGACGTTATTTCCAAAGTATTCGGGCAATGTGTATCAAATTGCTGATGTAGGATGGCCGAACGAGAACGACGTGCAACTAAAGCTGTCATGGCGCACCATTATTGATCTTGATAGCCTCATCCCGTCAAGCTGGAGCAATGGGTTCCTGGCATCGGCTGATGAGTTAGCACAAGTGGAGGCGCCAGATGAGACAAATTATTGAATGGCTCTGGTATGGATCGGCATGGACAGTAATTGTATTGGCGCCATTACTGTTCATCTGGTTTGGCCTGTGTGTTGGATTCGTTTTTCGGTTTATCGTGCTGACCTACCGCGGCCTTTAGTCAAAAGACGATTCTAAGTAACAAAAAAGACCGTGAGCACGGCCTTCTCCTGAATCACTTCACAATTGATTATAGCATAGGAGAGTGGCCGCATGATGGAACTGATCCCGTACAATAAAGAGCAAACCAAGAGAAATGTCGAGGCAGAGCTGAAGGAGTACCGCCGTAATGCCCGCCTGGCGGATGAGCGATTCATACCGAATGTTACGGCCACATATTCCTTCGAGATGAAGAGTTTCACGGGAAAACGGCCGGAACCGGTTGAGAATTACGTTACACGGCACGTGGATGCCGTGACATATTTGACCCATGTGGCAGCCGCGATGAATAAGCTGAACGCATACAAGCGGCAAATCCTGTGGGCCAAGTATTGTGACCGGCGCGAACGAAACGACAAACAGATTTACATGGATCTTCACATCCCTGAGCGGACATATTATCGGGGTTTAGACGCAGCAATCCAAGAATTTGCCGAAGCATATGAGAATGGCAGACTTTTGGCAGAATAACGGCAGTAAAAGTTCGGGTTTAACTGTTATTCTTGTATTGTGCGAAAGCACAGGGTATTCCTCCCCTTTACCCCGCATATACATTTTTGCCAAATTACTGAGGTGGTGGCTGGTGCCCAAACTGGTCGAAATCGACCAGTTTAGAATCGGGTCCGAATCCTGATGCCATCATTGCCCCTCGTTCAGAGCCACATCATGGATGCGGTTAAAATAAAAAATGGAATCAGGCTGTCTAACATCCAGCCTGGCACTCACTAGGTCGGGGGCCCTCATGCCATGACCCATGCAGCCACTACCACACGCCATTGGCGCGGGCTGCATGGCGAGCGTGTCGGGAGCAATCGTAACTCAAATTGGTTAAGTCTTAGCATGCGGGTTCGAGTCCCGCCGATTGCATATCACCGTGATGGGACAACCTGAGCACGCACTGAGGTGTTGTACAAGAGTGGCTGCCCTGGCTGGGACATATAGCTCAGTGCTAGAGCGCTGGTCTGATAAACCAGAGGTAGTGGGTTGGAATCCCATTATGCCCAATATAAGGCTGACGGTGATTACACGGTTGACAAGCAAATCAAGTGACTGCACCGGTTTGAAGCACCGGTTAGCGTGGGGCGGTACCACGGTCAACCATTTCCAGTGCTGACTGGGGTATACACTGATCAGCACGAAATGAGCAGAGCTGGTAACTCTGCATCTCGACGGAGAGCACCACCATCTCGCCTATTGGTGTGGGCAGGGGTCAGTCCCCGAATCTGTGGGTTCGAATCCTACATGGTGGTATTGGTAAGATGCCCAAAAGATCACCTCATGATGGTATCCGGTCGCAAAATCGGGTACTATTTTGTTTGAGGTGATTAATTTGACATTTGATCCAGTTGTTTGGGGAACTGTGGCCGATTGGGTTAGTGGAATTGCAACCTTCATTGCTGTTGTAATTTCTCTGTATTTTGGTTTACGCAAAGGGAAAGCTCGCTTAAAATTTTTCCTGAATGCTAGAATACAGGCAGGCTCAGAGAAAAACATTCCTCACGATCTTGCTGGGCAGACACTAGAATTGGAAACACAGGAATTCACATATCTAAATGTTATAAATGATGGCTCCACATCCGCAGTGATCAGCTCATGGGTAGAGGACAAAGATGGGCAAGTTGGAAGAGAAAAAAATTCGCCAATTACTGCTATTGGAGACCATATGGTCGAAGTAGTTCCCGGGAAGATGCCCTATAAACAAATTGCGGCTTTATTTTATCCGGATTTGCCGGCTTCTGGATATTTCCAACGAGTTCTATGGGTTGATTTGGAAGACAGCCATTTCCGGTATAATGTTTATCTTCGCCTTACAGCTAAAGGCTGGACAATTCATAAGGTCCGCAGATCAAACCAGTATACACAACTCAAACGGCATTATATCAAAAAATATCAGTGATTTATTAATTTTGTGGTTTGGAGACGTCCTCGGGCGTCTTTTTATTTTGCCCCAAATTGCAGGAGGTGTGGTGATATGTAGTGGGACTCAACAAGCGTCAAAAGGCATTCGCCGACGAATACATAAAGAACGCTGGAAACAGCTATCAAGCAGCCATCGCAGCAGGATACTCGCAGGCCTATGCGAAAAACGCCGCCAAGAAATTGGTGGAAAATGGTGGAATTCAACAATACATCCAGGAACGGCTGCGGCCCCTTGAACGCAAGGCTGATCTCGACGTTGACAAGGCCATTACCCATCTACTGGATATCGGGATGGGACGTAGGATAGAAGCCCGCACCACGACCTACGATCACATCAAAAAGAAGCTCGTTGATGACGTCACCATGAAGTATTCACCTGGTACAAAGCAGCAGGTCGAAGCCTTGGAACTCTATCTCAAGTACAAGGGTGTGCTGCGTAACGCCAGCAAGGGTCTGGAGGACGCGCAGACACGCAAGGCCCTAGCCGAGGCAGACATTGCTGAGGCTAAGGCTAAGGACATCAAGGAGGCAAACGACAAAGGGGGTGCGGTGATCATTGACGACATCCCAAGCGGCGACGAAACCGAAGATCAAGATCAGGATAAGTGATCTGATCCAGCCACATTTCTATCAGTTCTGGCGGTCCAAGCGGCCATATTCCATTCTTAAGGGTGGACGGGGGTCGTTCAAATCCTCGTCTATTTCTTTGAAGCTGGTGATGATGCTCAAACGGCAAGCAATGCTCGGCCACCGGGCCAACGTTGTAATTATCCGTGAGAACACGGTCAATCTGCGGGATTCGGTTTATTCCCAAATTACCTGGGCGATCGACATGCTGCACATGACCGATGAGTTCATCTTCTCCGTTTCACCGATGCGGATCACCCACAAGGCAACCGGCGGGGCATTCCTGTTCTATGGCGGTGACAAGCCGGAGAAGTTGAAATCAAACAATGTTCGCGACGTGATCGCTCTCTGGTACGAAGAAGCGGCAAACTTCAAGAGTGCTGAGGTGTTCGATCAAACGAACCCGACATTCATCCGGCAGAAATCTCCCTGGGTTGATCAGGTGCCGGTGTTCTACAGTTATAACCCACCGAAGAACCCATATGATTGGATCAATGAGTGGGTGGACACGGCTGCCGGAGACCCAGATTACCTCGTAGACACGTCAACATATCTGGACGATAAGTTAGGCGTCACCACGCAGCAGCAGTTGGACTTGATCGCCAAATACAAGGCCAACGACTACGACTACTATCGATGGCTGTATCTGGGCGAGGTCGTGGGCCTGGGGACGAACGTGTACAACATGGCGCTATTCCATCGTATTGACCACGTACCGACTGACGACCCGGTCTTGGGCCTGCTGGTTGGCGCCGATACAGGGCACATGCAGTCAGCAACGGCCGTGCCAATCGTTGGCCTGACCGCCCAGGGCAAAGTGATCGTGCTGGATACGTATTATTACAGCCCGGCCGGCAAGTCGGTCAAGATGGCGCCCAGCGAGACTGTACAGGCGATGCACAAATTTGTCACCCGAGTAGTTGGTGAATACCCCAATGCACCGATACTGAATCGCACGATTGACTCGGCCGAGGGGGCGATCCGCAATCAATATTGGCATGATTTTCATATACGTTGGAATCCGGTCGCAAAGCTAAAAGAAGCCGACATGATCGATTATGTGCAGGACTTGCTGGCCCAGGGACGGGTATACGTGCTGGATACGTCGGGTAATGCTGTATTCATTGCGGAGCACCAGAAATACCAATGGGATGAGAAGACAATCCAGTCCGATGATCCCAAGGTGATCAAGGAGAACGACCATACGGTGGATGCCTTCAAGTACATTATTTTGGATAATGCTCGACGACTTGGACTGAAGAAATAAGGGGGTGATCGCGTGAGCGTCATCGACACAATTAAACAATGGTTCCGCAAAGGAGGTGCAAAAATCGGCATGGTGCAATCATTACAAGCTATTACGGATCATCCCAAAATCAACATTGATCCAGATGAGTACAAGCGTATTGCGGTAGACAAGCAGTATTTCGAGGGGCGTTTCCCAAAAATCAAGCTGCACAATACGGATGGCAAGATGTTTGAGCGGCCATACGTGACGCTCAACATGATGCAGGTCATCTGCCGACGGTTATCGAGCCTGCTTTACAATGAACAGTGCAAAATCCTGGTTGATACGCAGGCCCAGACGGATTCTGATGACGATGCTGGACCGTCGGCTCCCGACGAAGCGGACAAGTTCGTGCACAGCGTGTTAGCCGACAACGATTTCAATAAGAACTTCGAGCGTTACTTGGAGAGCGCACTAGCCCTTGGCGGATTGTGTATTCGACCGTATGTTGATCCATCAACTAAAACAATTAAGCTAGCATGGATTCAGGCTCCTAACTTCTTTCCGCTGCGAAGCAACACCAACGATATTTCAGAGGCAGCCATTGCCACACCGACGGTCAAGACCATTAATGGCAATCGGATTTACTACACGCTCCTGGAGTTTCACGAGTGGCATGCTGACGGATACACCATCACGAATGAGCTGTATCGGTCCGATGTGGCGGGGCAGGTAGGTATCAAGGTGCCCTTGGGTGAACTATATCCCGGTATGGCTGAAGTGGCTCAGATGGATGCGTTCAGTCGGCCATTATTTGTTTACCTAAAGCCGGCCGGATTCAATAACCGGAATATCACGTCACCGTTAGGGCTGGGAATCTGTGATAATGCTCGCAACACACTTAAACAGATCAATGACGCATTCGACCAGTTTAACTGGGAGGTGCAAATGGGTCAGCGTCGGGTAGCGGTACCCGACTCAATGATCCAACTTGTCTTCGAAAAAGACGGTATGCAGCAGCCCCGACAGATTTTTGATCAAAATCAGAACGTCTTTATCCCGATTGCTGGCGGCGGACCTGACGACACCAAGATTCAGGACCTCACCACGCCAATCCGTTCAACGGATTACACAGCCGCTCTAAATCACTTTCTGAAGACGTTGGAGATGCAGGTGGGGTTATCAGCTGGGACGTTCAGTTTCGACGCCCAGGGACTTAAGACAGCCACTGAGGTGGTATCCGAGAACTCCATGACCTATCAAACCCGGAACAGCCACCTGACAATGGTTGAGCGGGCTATCAAGGAGCTGTGCGTGTCCATCTGCGAGCTAGCAAAGTCATATGGGCTGTACGTTGGTTCAATTCCGACACCGGATCAGGTTTCAGTAGACTTCGACGATGGTGTGTTCACGGACAAGGCTGCCAGCTTGGATTATTGGACTAAGGCACTCGCTGCCGGTATTGTGCCGAAGTACATTGCCATTGAGCGGGCACTCGGTGTGCCAGAAGACGTGGCCAAGCGCTACGCTGCAGAGATTTCCGATAGTATTACCACTAGCACACCGCCCAGTCCGAATGATGTAGTGTTTGGCGGCGGTGATGGCTAATGGCCAAGCCCAAAGTTACACCGCACCAGTTGACACTGCAGCAGGCGGTCATCGGAGATATTTATGGGCACCTGGAGCAAGAGCTGTTCGAGATGTTTGTGGATCGGCTTAAATCTAAGGGCGTGAACGATCTCGATGAGACGCATGTGCTGCAATGGCAACTAGAAAAGCTGAACGAACTCCATCTGGTCAATATCGACACAATTAAGGCCGTGGCAAAGACGACCGGTATCGCCAAGAAGCAACTGGAGGATCTGATCACAAAGGCTGGATACGATGTCGCCAGTGATGAGTACAAGCGGATTGGTGATGCGATTGGATATGAAAAGAGTCCGAACAACGTTGTCGAGCAGGCCCTAGATGGCTACCTCAAACAGACATTTTTAAGTTTGGATAACAACGTCAACCAGACGCTGATCACCACGAATCTGGGCCAGGGAACAGCCACCAAGACGTTTCAAAATATCGTGAGGGATATTGCATCGGAGGTCATCACAGGCATCAAGACACCGGAGAGAGCCTTGCAGGACACCATTTACAAATGGCGGCAATCAGGAATTCCCTCCGGCTTCGTGGACAAAGGTGGGCATAAATGGTCAATTGATACGTATGTCCGCACGGTGATTGACACAACTTCGGCAAGGGCATTTCAGGCGGTCCGGGACGAAGCGGCAAACGACTACGGGATTGACACCTTTGTAATGAGTGCCCACCCTGCCAGTCGCGCAGCCTGCGCCCCAATTCAGGGCCGTACGGTGACCACGAGGCCACAGAGTTTTGATGATTCGCAGACTGGCGAACACTTCGAGGCGCTGGCTGCTCATGGTTACGGTAAGCCTGGCGGGACATTCGGGATCAACTGCCACCATATCAAATGGGCGTACATCCCGGGCGTCAACGAGAATACACAGCCCCAGTACGATCCGCAGGAAGCTATTGCCAAGGGCAATATCCAACAGCAGCAGCGGGCACTAGAACGTCGGGTGCGACAATACAAGAATGAGCTGGCACTGGCCCAAAAGATGGGCGACCAGAAGGGGATCGACCACTATTCTCAGCTGATCCGTGATAACCAATCTGCATTAAGGCAGCTCATCAAGCAGCATGACTTCCTTTCCCGAGATTATAGTCGGGAACAAGTTTACAGTTCAAATGTTACTCAACAAAAGCCGGTTAAACGAGAACCAAACAAAACCGAGTTCAAGTCAGCTGTCAAAGATTCGGACATCACTAATGCTTTTGAAAAGACTAATATCAAAGAGGCTTTTGGTGACGAATATTATAGCCAATTCAAGAGCAGCATTTCGAACTTAAAAGACGAACAACTTCGTAAGTTGTATGCCAATTATGGGCAAGATCTTGATTTTGCAAATGTGTCTAAAACCGGTGGCAGTTACGCCAGCACTAGTACGGTTCATTTGAACAATTCCGCTTTTGAAGGTAGCGACATAAGTGAGCCGATGGAGACGGTTTATCATGAAATTGGACATGCAATTGACAGCGCATCAATGAACGATGTGTTTGGTAAACAGTTGATACCAACTGGCCGTCAAATTAAGCGCCGTTTAGCTGGAAAGATGTACAAATTTGATGAACAGGCGTCTCACCTTAGTGCAGATCCAGCAATTGATCTTGGTAAAACCATTAAGCAGGATCTATTTGACTACATTAATCACGGTGAAGCTAAATCTCCAATGCAGATTGGCAAGAAGCCACGTAAAAAGGCCGAAAAAGCAATTTGGATGGAAGAAGATAGCAAATCGTGGGAAGGTGTTGAAAAAATACGCCAATTTATTCGTGATACCAAGCCGACAGCCTTGGAGAATTTGAGAAAATATAGTAATGTGTCTGACATGATTGAAGGTACGAGCTATGATGTGTTCGATTATCCGTGGAACGCTGGCCATGGGTCGAAATATTGGAAGGATTACGGCAAAGAAGAAACTGAATTTTTTGCAGAGTATACTTCATCAAGGGCAGCAAACCCAGCTTCGTTGGCCTTGATTAAAGAAATATTTCCAAATGCCACTAAAATATGCGATTCGTTGATTGATAAGATGGTGGAGGCGAAAAAATAATGCTATACGTGGAAGATGGAGCGGCACAGATTATGGATGCCGCAATTTATAAGTATGAAGATGAGTTCGAGATTGATTTTCCGCTGTATGAATATTTAGATATTACACGTGGTGATGGGTATGATATTTCAATCAGTGGGGCGAAGAGTTTGGCCGCATTTATCGAAACACGTATCAAAAATAATGATCCGGTTGAAATTCCACAAGGATATGAAGATCGGGTGTATTAATTAATTAATTCGACCTGAGCAAGTCGTAAAACTGCTCGTTTTTGTACCCAATTCGCGGGCGATCCGCGTCAAAAAATCGAAAGGGTGAGCAATATGAAGCGCGAAGAATTAAAAGAACTTGGATTGACTGATGAACAAATTGACAAGGTGATGGTCAGTTACGGCAAGAGCGTTAGCAGCCTGCAACAGCAAGTCACTGACATCACAACCGAGCGGGACAGCCTCAAATCCCAGGTGGACGAATCTGGCAAGACCATTAAGGACCTGCAGGGCAAAGCCAAGGACAACGAGGAAGCCCAACAAACCATCAAGGACTGGCAAGCCAAGGCCCAGGAAGCTCAGACACAGCTCACAAATGCCCAGAAGCATAATGCCATTGAGTTGGCACTGCGCGATGCTGGGGCACGCAATACGAAGGCCGTGGGGGCACTCCTGGACCAAGACGCCATCAAGTTCGAGAACGGCAAAATCACAGGCCTCAGTGACCAGTTGAAGACCGTTCAGAAGGACAATGACTATTTGTTTCAGCCTGCTAAGGATGACAAAGAGTCCGCACCGAAGCCTGATCAAAAACCTGCGCCATCGATTACAGTTACTGGCAATCCAGACCCTGGTCAATCCTCTGAGGCGTCTGTGGTCTCTCGTATTGCAGCGCGTCTCAGCGGTAAAGAAGAATAAACGGAGGTAAATAATTATGCCATTAGTATTAGACAGTCGCGATCTGGCGACAATTGACGACGAGTTCCGTGCAGATTCACAAGTTTGGGACGTTTTAACACAAGGTGCCAAAAGCATCACCGCTGGCGATTTCATTGGCGCCAACGAGGTTCGAGTGAACAAAATGTCCGGATTCATGGATGCCACTGCATACAAGCGGAATGCCGACAACGCCCGTTCCACAATTTCAGTAGAGAAGGAAACAATCAGACTCACTCATGAGGATTGGTTCGGCTACGACGTGGATCAATTGGATCAGTCTGAAAGCTCTGCGTTAACCATTAGCAACATCGTGTCACGCCACCGGCGTTTGATCACGATTCCACACCGGGATAAGGTTGCAATTCAGGCACTTTATGACAATGCCGGCAAGAAAACAGCTGATACCATTACGACCGACAATGTGTTGGACGCATACGATGCTGCTGAAGAGTATATGACCGACAACGAAATTCCTGGCGGTTATGTAATGTTTGTTTCCGCTGCGTTCTATCGGTTGCTGAAGAACGCCAAGGGAGTCACTAAGTCTTTCACGACCAATCAACAGTCCATTAACGGTATCAACCGGAATGTGGCTCAAATCGATGGCGGTGTACCTATTCTGCAAGTCGCCAAGGCCCGCTTCAGTGGTACGGGAATTACTGATAAGGTTAATTTCATTCTGACGCCGTTGACTGCCGCTGCGCCAATCGTCAAGTTGGGTACTGTTGATACTGTACCAGCTTCGCAGGATCGGTCTGGTTACCGTGACACCATTAAGGGTCTGGACTATTACGATGTGATCGTCTTTGACAACGCCAAGCCTAGCATTTACGTGGCTGCTGAAGCCCCAAAAGCGTAACCCCGCAAGCTGTAAAGTCTACAGCTAAAGCAGGCGGGGCAACCATCTCAGCAAAGTGAAGGAGGCATGAATAATGGATCAACCTATTGATCGTTCTGCGCAATATTTAAAGGCCATCAAGGGTGCAAATGCGGTGGCTGTCGGTGCTAAAGGCACCGGTGAAGTAGATGTTGACGGTATTGCACCCGAGACGGTGGTCAAGACTGGTGATTACAAGGTTGCGTTCGACACGGACAGCAGCAAGGCAATCACTGCCACCACATCGGAGCAAACGGACGTGCCGGGCTTCACTGTTCCAAAATAGGGGGCGGAGTGAATGTCTGCATATCCCTATGTATCTAACGAAGAGTATCAGAAAGCGAGCTACCTGGCCGACTCGGAGATGCCTAAGAGTTTGGATTTGATCTTGATTCGCGCCAGCCAGCTCTTGGATGATCTCACCAATGATTATTACTGGAACAACTCCATTGATGATGATCCATTTCCGTTGCGTGTGCAGCGGTTTAAGCGGGCTGTTATCTTGCAGGCCCAGTACATGGTCGAACAGGGCGTCACGAGCACTGAGCAGCTCAATGCGCAGCCTGCGACGCAAACCATTGGCCGGACTACAGTCAGCCGGACCGCACGTAACAGCTCAGCTGGTGCTGAAAAATCCACCATCTATTCGGAGAATGCTATCGCGGCGTTGTCAGGCACTGGCCTGCTATATCGAGGTGTTGACCATGCTCCATATTGATCCAGCTTGGTTGGTCGATTCTGTCAACCTGTCATACAAGACGGACGCGGATGACTGGCAGCGTCCCACGTATTCGGATCCGGTCACAGTCAAGTGCCGGATTGACCGGGGCCAAATCTATCAAGGCACCAGCAACAATCGGGAGATTATCGCCAATGCGGTGATTTTTTTATACCCAAAATTGACCCCGATGCCGGTGTTTAACGACTCGTGGCTGGACGGGATCGCCCATTTCGATGGGGCTGATTACACCATCACACGAGTTCAGCGGAACAGCGAGCCAGCTAGCGCTGAGGTATTCTCGTACGAACTGGAGGTGCTCTGATGGGCATCAAAGTCCATAACGACCTGGACGGTGTGGATCGGAAGCTGAGCCCAGAAGCTTTCAATAAGGCGCGTTTCATCATGGCCTCACAGATGGGCGCCGACATGAACAAGCTGGTGCCGAAGGGCCCGCCACATGCTGGCGCATTGCGCGAATCGCAGGCCATTTCCCGTGATGGTTCAGATATCAGCTGGAATACACCATATGCCCGCCGAATGTTCTATGGATCCAGCGGCTGGCATTACACTACACCTGGGACCGGCCCGCACTGGGACAAAAAGGCCACTGCTATGTACGCCAATAAGTGGACGAACGCATTCAAGAAAGGGCTGCACCTATGAAAGATTTCCTGATGGACCTACTCGCCGCGATCAACGGCCTGCCGACGAAGGTCAAGGCCACGGCCGGTTATCTCCAACCCAAGGAGAACGCTGTGCTCTACCCGCTGCCTGGCGGTCAGAAGACCCGTGAAGACATGGCGGGGAACAAAGAAATGACACTCAATTATGAGTACGCGTTTCGCTCAAAGAATCCGCAACTCATCAACGATCAACTGTGGGCCATCTCGATGTTCCTGGACGGGATCGAAGAGCCTGAGGATTTCCCGGGCAAGCATGACACATACACGTTGGTATCATTCGGCGTCACTAGCACCCCGACGATGGACAGCACCGATCAGCAGGGGTTCACGGTGGGGCTGATTGATTTCAACGCAATTATCCAATTGGAGGAGTGAGACTTAATGACACAACCAAAAAACGCAAAACGTGAGCACTGGATTGCTCCATGGGACGCAAAAAATCCCGACAAATTGCCCGATCCGGCTGCATTCATGCTGCTGGGTCTGGGAATCACAAGCATTGAGGATGATACGGATGAAAATACCGACGATTATTCTGACTATGCTGGCGATGGCAACACGGCATCCACCCTAACTAGTTACGCGGAAAAGTGGAACTATTCGGGCCGTAACGTGACTGAGGACCCGGCACAAACATTGATTCGTAAGATGAAGCGCAAGCCCAATGATGATGATCGGCGCCTTTGGCATGCAATTCGTTTCACCGACGGCACAAATGTTGTCGGTGTCGCCAAGGCCATGGAGATCAAGGCCGGTTCCGGCGATTCTTCCGACTATGAAGAGTTTAGTGGCCACCTTGATTATGATGGGGTTCCTCAAGATGCGACCATCGAAGGGAGCAAAAAGGACGGCCTGTCTGCTATTACGCTTGGAGTGACACCGCCGGGAAAACCGTCGGCCCCAACTAATGCAGCAGCAGTTGCGCAAGCGGGCGGGGCAAAAATCACAGCTAAATAAATAACGACAACGGAGCGGGAGGGCATGACGCTCTCCCGCCTTTTTTGGAGGGAAAATAATGGTCAAAACAATTACAGTCCAGCGCGAAGGGCTGCCAATCGACATCAATGTGCGCGGCGTCGATAATGAGTCACAGCTGGTGCACCTGTTCTTCGACGGATCCATCGATAACCTCGTTGAGTTGCAGGAGAAGTCGCAGAACTTCGCAAAGGGCTTCGACGAACTACAGGTCAAATACCCCAATCTGACGAAGACGGGCGCCGAGGTATCGGACCAGGAAGCCACAAGCGTTGCCAAGGATGTCATCGGCATCATGCAGCGGGCATATGATCTCGCATTTGGCCCGGGCACTTATGCCCGGCTACGGGGTGCTGGCGCTGGGCTGCTTGGGCTGATCGAGACTTATCAGCCGCTGCTGTCAGTGATCCAGGATTACGTCAATAAGATGGTCCAGGACGCGTCTAAGCGGTCGCAGGGCGAGGCTCAGCGGATTGTATCGTTGCAAAAGAATCGTCAGCAGCGGCGCAATCGACGCCATTAACAGGGAGGTGAGCACGTGATTCGACTATATGACGTGCTGCCTACTGCAATAGAGTTTGATGGTGTCACGTACGCCTACAATCCGTGCTTTGACAATGTGCTCGCTGCCTATGACCAGCTGGGCAATGACAAGCTGGTTGGGTTGGATAAACCAGCCGTGTTTTTCGCCGTCCTGGAGTTTGATCCAATGCCCGCAGGGACGGTGCAGCAGTTTATCGGCCTGATCAAGGCGGTTAGCAGCCAGCTCCAAACGTCGTCGGAGGACACGGTCGAATATGACGTGCTCGGCAATCCAATTGAAATGCCACCCAGCAAGACTGAGCGGCATTTTTCTTTTACTCAAGATGCCGGCTATATCTATGCGGCGTTCCGGCAGGCGTATGGCATTGATCTATTCGCTGAACAGGGGCGGCTGCACTGGCTCGAATTCATGGCGCTGTTCAACGGCTTGCCGGATAACACGGTGTTCCGCCAAATCGTGGAGCTGCGGGCCAAGGATCCGGGCGAAATTAAGGACAAGAAGGCACGGGCCCAACTGATTGAGCAGCAGAAGCAGTACGCACTCCACGAGGAAGGAAGTGACAGTTAATGGCTGACGGGAAAGTCACAATCGTTGTCGATGTTGATACCGGCAAGGGCATGGGCGAGGTCGAACAGGTCAAGAAGGGTCTGCTGGGGCTGGGCAGCGTCGGTGAGAAAGCCGGTGGGATGCTCGGGTCATTGAAGGACAAGCTGTCCTTTGGTGCCGTGGCTGGTGCCGCAGCCAGCGCTGTCACTGCCCTGACCGGCGGCATTGGTGATCTGATTTCCGAGGCGGTTTCTGCCAACGACGCCATCGACAAATTCAAATCGACGATGCAGTTTGCGGGCTTCGGCAAGAAGGAAATCGCCAGCGCCACCAAGGACATGCGGAAATACGCCGACGATACGGTTTACGACCTGAATACTGTGCTGAACACGGCTGCTCAGTTGGGAGCCAACGGCGTCAAGAACTTTACGGGCCTCACCAAGTCCGCTGGGAACTTAAACGCGGTCGCCGGTGGTAATGCGGATACCTTTAAGTCGGTCGCGTTGGTGCTGACGCAAACTGCAGGGGCTGGGAAACTAACCACCGAAAACTGGAATCAGCTGGCCGATGCCATTCCTGGCGCGTCTGGTATGCTCCAAAAGGCGATGAAGAAGAACGGGGCATACACCGGTAACTTCCGGGATGCCATGGAAGCCGGCGAGATCAGTGCCGACGAATTCAACAAGGCCATCACGCAATTGGGGAACAATCCAGCTGCCATCAAGGCTGCCACGTCCACCAAGACGTTTGAAGGGGCTATCGGTAACCTACAAGCGGCTGCCGTTGGCGGGATCCAGAAGATTATCGACGGCTTTAATAAGCTCTCCCAAGCTCTCACTGGTTCAACATTGCCTGAGCTGATCGGGCAGATCGGTAACGGACTGGGTGGTGCTTTTGACAGTGTTGGTTCTTCAATCGGTAATCTGGCACCACTGATCAAGGCGGCTTTTGCCCCATTCACGCCGCTGTTTATGAATATTCAGCAGCAGTTCGCCAACCTTTCCAAAAGCCTTAATTTCAAGGGGTTGGCGACCTCACTGCAGCCTGCCATGGGTGTACTTAAGACCCTCAACGATGCCGTTGCAGGGATTGCTAACGGCGCCTTCGTTGCGCTGATTGAGGTATTCTCCAAAGTCGGCGGTGCTTTCCAGAAAGTGTTTGGTGGCGGTCAAATGACCGGTGTCTTCGACGATATTTCCAGCGTTATCCAGTCGTTCGCCAACATTGCTGAGATTGCCATCGGTCAGGTGTCGCAGACGCTTTCTGGCCTGCCCTGGGAAGCTATCTTCACCGGCATTAAAGTGTCAATTCAAGCAGTTGTCGGCGTGCTGAAGAACGTGGCCAGCTTCGTTGAGGCTGCATTCCGCAATGATCTGGTGCGTAGCTTCGCGGTCGGGATCGGCATTGCCGTGCTCGCGCTGAAAGGATTCTCAATCGTCACTGGGATCGCCAGCTCGATTAAAGGCATGTTCACGGTTTTTAAGGTCGCCAAGGCGGTGGCCGGCAACGTGAAGCTGCTCCAGTTTGCCCTGACCAACATGGCGGGCGAAAGTAAGATTGCGGCAGCCGCCGCGAAGGTGCTCAACCTCGTTATGTCTGCCAACCCATGGGTTATCCTGGCTGCTGCTATTGCTGCGGTCGTGGCCGGTCTGGTGTGGTTCTTCACACAAACGGCGACCGGTCGGAAGTTGTGGGGCGGGTTTGTTACCTGGCTGCAAGGCGTTTGGACAGGCCTGGTAAAGGTGGCTCAAGGCGTCTGGGATGCCATCGTCAAGTTCTTCAGCGACTCGGTGACAAATGTCCAGAACGCCTGGAATGGAGTCACGGAATTCTTCAGCAATCTCTGGACGAGTATCAAGGATATTTGGGCCAACGTTGTTCAGTTCTTCAGTGATCTCTGGACCGGCGCCGTGAATGTGACGCAACAAGCCTGGGGTGCGGTGACCGGTTTCTTCAGTGGCCTCTGGACCGGTATTGTGAGCACAGCCAAAGGGGTCTGGGGCACTCTGACAGAGTTCTTCATAGGCCTGTGGAATGGCATCATTTCGGTGGCCACGACTGCCTGGGAAGGATTTATCAACCTGTTCCAGCCAATCATCACGGCCGTGCAGGATCTGTGGAATGCCCTGATCGATTTCTTCACTGGTCTCTGGACGACGATTATTAACATCGCCATGCCGATTTGGAATGGGCTTGTCACGTTCTTTACGAATTTATGGACTGGCATCGTTACGGTCGCTACCACAATTTGGACAACGCTGTCTGTTTTCTTTACGAATTTATGGAACGGCATTGTCATAGTAGCAACAGTTATCTGGAACGGCCTAGTGGCCTTCTGGACTGGCTTAATTGCCGCCGTTGAAGCGGTTTGGAATACTCTTGTCGCCTTCTTCACCGGCCTCTGGACAATGATTGTAGCCGGTGCCCAAGCCATCTGGAACGGAATCATTGCAGTGGTTGACTTCGTGATGCAGGCAGCCATGTCACTCTGGAATGGATTTGTTGGTTTTATGCAAGGTATCTGGGGTGCGATCGTTTCTGTGGCCCAAACCTACTGGAATCAGCTCATCATCGTGATCCAGACCGTCTGGGGCGTAATTCAAAGCGTCGTTGGTGCTGCTATTGGAGTTGTGAAAGCCGTCATACAGGCAGGTATGGATGCCGTCAAGGCTGTCTGGTCTGCTATCTGGAATAGCATCGTAGCTGTCGCAACAGCCATCTGGGACAGTATCAAGACAGTAATCCAGGCAGCTATTCGAGTGGTTGCTGACATTATCAAAGTAGTTACATCACTTATCAAAGGCGATTGGTCAGGCGCGTGGAATGCAATCAAGGACATTGCCGCGACTGTCTGGGGTGCTATCAAGACAGTAGTCGGAAATGCGGTCAATGCCGTGAAGGCCGTTGTTGGTAATGTACTAAATGCCATCAAAGGTGTTGCAAGCGCAGCGTGGAACGGTGTGAAAGGTGTCACGTCCTCAATCTGGGACGGGATTAAAGGCGCTGTTTCGTCTGTCGTCAATGGCATGAAGTCCACTATCACGAATGTTTGGAATGGCATCAAATCGGCCACCTCAAGCATTTGGGGCGGCTTGAAGTCGATTATCCATGGCGCCCTGAACATTGATCTGTGGGCGGCTGGTAAGGCCATTATCGACAGTCTGTTGAAGGGATTGAAGTCCGCTTTCGAGGGTGTCAAGAGCTTCGTCGGCGGCATTGGTAACTGGATCAAGGACCATAAGGGGCCAATCAGCGTTGACCGGAAGCTGCTGATTCCAGCAGGTCGGGCCATCATGGGCGGCCTGGATAAGAGTTTGCAGGCGTCGTTCAAAGGTGTTAAGAGCACTGTTGGCGGCATGGCTGGGCAACTGGCCGATGCGTTCGATTTCAACCCGACTGGCAGCGTGCACTTTGCGACTGCTGAACAGTTGATGGGTGGCAGCCTGGCCGCTGCTCCCAACAGTCAGACAGTCAACAACTACACCACGAATAACCAGACTCAGCAGGTTGTGGAGCAAGTCTCCAAGCGCCCGATTACTGTGATCACTCAGATTGATAGCGATACGGTGGCTCGCAAGACTGTCAAGCCAATGGATGAGCAGCTGGGCGACCGCTGGAATGCAAACAATCGAAAAATGAACAAGCCGTAGGAAGGAGGCCATCATGAAAGCACCACAAAACACCAAGAAAACATTTATCACGTACAACGGCCAGTCGTCTGCTGATTATGGTCTGCTCCTTGTCGGTACGCATAAATTTGAAACACCAGAGACAGACCTTGAATTCACGGAGATACCGGGAAAATCTCGGGATCTGATCCATTCAAAGGGTCGGTACAAAAATATCAAGGAGGAATTCACTTTCAAGGCGTTCATTTCTGGCTACGAAACATTGGATCGGTGGAAGGCAAAGCTATCATTGTGGCTACGCAATCAAACTGATTACAGCCCACTCTGGTTCAGCGATGATCCGGAGTGGGTGCGGATGGCAATCAGCTACGAAGATGCCGCCTTTGAACGGATCAAGCATGATTATGGCAACATCACGATCACCTTTGCTGAGGATCCATTCAAGTATCGAGCCACAGGGTTGGATACGATTGTTTTAAGCTCCGGTGATATGATCACGAACAAAGAAGCGTGGTCCGCACAACCTGATTGGCACATCGTGGGCAATGGTGACATCACTCTGATGGTGGCTGGTCATAGCTATCTCTTATCAGGTGTCAAGGATGAGATTTATCTCTCGACCGAATATCGGCGGGCCTACGGCGCTGGAAAGCAATCTCTGGAGACGTATAAGGCTAAGTTTGATCATGTGTGGCCCGAGTTGGCCCCGTTATCTCAAACGGTCATTAGCTGGACGGGTGATGTGCAACGAGTGGAGGTGATGCCAAAATGGCGGACACTGCTGTAAATAAGTGGCGAGTGCCAACACTCTATGCGTCCAGTAAGGATGATTTTTCTACTGAAGGTATAGGGCCATTGACCGGCATCATTTCGGGGACGACTCATAACGAGCTGAATGAGATGCCCACCATCGAGTTTCGGTATGCTGCCAATGATGAGTTAGCTCAATATCTGGCTAATGATCGCGTCGTGACGGCTGATGTGGGTCCTCATTTGCGCAACCAGCTATTCCGCATCACACAGGTGGACCGGCACAATGCCGAATATGTGGATGTTAAGGCCAACCACATTTTGGATGACCTTTACTACAACACGATTACTCCGCTAACTTTGAAATCGGTCCGCGTGTTGGACGCGCTGGCCGCGTGGAAGGGTGCCCTCGTTGATCCAATGCCACAGCTATCGTTTCAATCAGATATTGACACAGTGATTAACGTCAATTGGGCACTGGAAAACCAGAGCAATGCCAAATTTGCATTAGGTGGGGCCAACGGATCCCTTTTGCAAACACTCAAAGGCGAGTATCAGTTCGACAATTTTAAAATCACGTATAATCGCTCAATTGGTCAGGCTTTGGGCCAAACGATTGAGTATGGCAAAAATCTGTTGTCGGTGGACGAGTCGGAGATTTTTTCCGACGTATATACCGCTATCCAGCCGTTTGCCAAGATTCAGATTCAAGGCGCGGAAGGACAACAAGATACCGAGCAAACCATTGTGCTACCTGAAACTATCATCAAGGCGGATGGCTGGGATCAATTTGAGCGGCCACGCATCAAGGTTGTGGACTTATCTGAGTACAAAGTGAGTGATGCTGCGAGTTTACAGAAAGTTGCGCAGGCATACATGAATGACAACGACTTTGGCAAGCCCAACCGCAACATTAAGGTTGAGCACGCTCAGATGACTGATGAATTGGCGTTCCTGGAAACATCGAATGTGGGCGATACTACAAACGTGTATTTCCCACAAGCGCACATCGACACGACGGCCGAAGTGGTCAGTACCGACTGGGACTGGCTGCTGCATGAGTATACGGCCACCGAGTTGGGCTGGCGTAAAACAACTGGCGGGTCGATGTTGGATAAGTACAAAAAGGATACCGAGCAACAGGTCTCACAAGTTAATGACAAGGTGGATCAGGAGGCGCAGGACCGGCAAGATGCTGACAAGAATCTTGGCGATGATCTTGCTGACACCAAAAATGAGTGGGATAAAAAATGGATGTCAGTTGATGAGATTAAGACGGATGTCCGCGACCTCAACCGCGACGTGACCAATTACATCAAGTCTGGTGGTCAAGGGATCATCCAGTTTTTGCCTAACCGCGAAAATCCCACCAGTATGCGGATTAACTCTAACTCTGGTGGATACTTCTTACTCAATGACAATGGGCTTGGTTACTTTGATGCCAACGGCGCAAAGGTCGCCATCGACAACCGCGGCAACGTGGTCGCCAGTGTAATTGCGGCAAGCACAAAAATTGAGTCGCCTAACATCATTGGCGGCACGATCACCGCTGCGAATATCGTCAACGGTGACTTTCGGACCGTGGACACATCCGGTCACGAGACCCATGTGTCGGAGATTGGTGTAACAACAGATAATTTTATGCAGGCATCAAAATTCGTGTTGGCTAATTTGTCCGGTACCACCTGGGGTTTTTGGGATTCCAACGGCCTGCGTATCGGCAACTGGTGGATTCACATCTCTGGTGAGCGACTCATCGCCAACGGCGGTGGCAAGGACTATATTTTAGGCGGTCCGGCCTGGACTTAATGGAGGATTATAAATGGACATGGATAAGTTTTTAAGCAGCATCGGTCAAGTATCAGGCGATCAGGCTCTGGCGCACATGGGCCAAGACGTGGGGCAGCGTGCCCAAACGATTGCGGTACAGGCCGCCAAGATTGAGCGGTTAGAGGGTTTTATCCGCATGTTGGCCGAAAAGCATCCCGATATTCTGCCGAAGGAGGAGGTTGAGAAAGATGATAAAGGAATCAAACGTAATTAAGCAAAACAACCCAGATGGCAGTTACTTTCTGATGAATGATAACGGGCTTGGCTATTTTAAGCGTACAGACCGAATTAAGGCTGGAACGATTACCAGCGGCAGTCTCAAAACAGCGCCTCGGATCACGGCGATGACCATTAGTAAAAATGGTGTGATCAAGGTGACTGACGATGCTGATTTGCCCCTGACGCGACACACCCCAGTAGAGGGAGATGATTTTAAAGATGCAGTCACCAAAATTACCGATGCTCCGATTGGACCTGGCGAAATCTAACAGTTATGCAGACAAACCACTGGCGATGACGCAAGGGGACAAAGGCTATACCCAGCCCTTTGAGCTGTCCAGCGGCGGTAAAGTGCTGACCGACAAGGATGTGGACCCGGTCAACGTGGGCCTCAAAATGCTCAAACCCGATCACCAATATATCGACATTAAGGGTGCGGCGACTTATGCGGATGGGCAGTTTGCCTATCCCTATCCCGATGAGGCTGCCCAAGCGCCGGGACTGTTGACGGGGTTCTTTTACGTGACTGATGGAGACAAGCTCATTGCCTCCACACAAAAGTTTATCCTGACAGTAGCGCCGGTCTTTGCGGACGATACCAAGTCCAACAGCTATGTGCAGACGTGGGATGCCATCTTTAAGCAACTGACGGAGGCATTGACTGCGGCCCTGGCCTCTCGGGATACTCTGGACCAACTCGCCAACTCCGGCCAAGGGATCATTGATGCCAAGATTGCGGAGCTTACTAAGACGGTCAACGACTGGACCAGCAAGACCCTGGCGGACCTGACCACAGCCCTTGCAGCCAAGCAAGCGGCACTAGACCAGCTCAACAAGGATTCGACGGCCACTTATAACCAGATCAAGACGTTTTACGAGACGCAAAAGGCTGAGTGGACAGCAGCTAAGTCTAATTACGACAACGAGGCTCAGACGCAGCGCGATGGATTTGCTACGTCGTTTACCGAGCAACTCAAAACGGCATTGGACAAAGTAACAGCTGATGCGCAAGCCCAGCGGACGGCCCTGGAATCACAGTTTAACAATACGTTTTTAAAGGGCTTACAGGCTGATTTTGACGCTCTCAAAGCTCAATGGACAACGAGCCTATCCGACCTTCAAAAGGCCCTGGACAAAGCCACAGCGGACCAGACGGGTCTTGATACACGCATCACCACGGCACAGACCACACTGGACGGTATCCTGGACAAGGTGCAGAGTATTGACCCAGATTTGATTAATGCTGGGATTAAAACGGCAAAGGACGCAGCAGACGCGGCCCAAAAGACAGCTGACACGGCCAACGCTGGTGTGGGCGCCATCAACAGCAAGCTGGGCACAGTCCCAGATGGCTCCACGGTCATGGCGGAGATTGCTAAGGGCGGCAAAGTCCAATCGGTCAACGGCACGGCACCGGATGCTAAAGGCAATGTCAGTATCACCTTGCCAAGCGTCGCCGGTATGGTCAAATCGGCCACAATCAATGGTGGGGCAATTGTTAAAGCTGACGACACAGGAAATCTGGCGCTGACCGTTCCTAATCCTGATTTGTCTGGTTTTGTGACTAAGGCAGACCTGGACGGCCGCAAATACTACACAGCGGACCAGGTTACGGCCGCGATCAACACAGCATTAACCGAGTTTAAGAGCACGCTGATCTGGTCAGGCACGCAGGCTGAGTACGACGCGCTGACCGCAGAGCAAAAGGCGCAATACATTGCTCTGGGGGTAGTCAAATGACAGTTAATTTTAAGGACTTGGGCCGCGTGATTGCAGGCGGGAAAGACCTAGCCAAAGTGTATACGCCCAAAGGCCAGGTGTGGCCGACATATTTGCCTGTGGGTTTTGTTCTGACCAGCAAGGGCTATGGTATTGGCAAAGAATACACCTATGTGGATTTGTTAGCCGATCCAATGGACGCGCCTAATGGTATTCGTTTTTGGATAAGTGACTATGGTTCTGAGTTCCAAGTTGACATACCCAAAAGATCACTCTCTGGAGACATCAACATAGGGCATCAGAAAACCACAGCGGGTAGCGTGCTTTGGCTGGCAACTTTGACGGGCAAGAAAATGACTATCCATGGGATACAGTCGGACGGACTCGGTTATGGGTCCTTGACCAAGATCACTGCATATTAGGGGGTAAACAAAATGGCAGAAACAAAGTACATTCAGGTCTTTCGGACCTTTGATGCGCAACAGACAGACGGCACTTTCTACGCCGTTACATTTTTCCCGGAGGGTTTAAAGCTCGACTGGCCCTACACGGCGGTACCCATCCCCGACGGACTCAAAGGCAAGGTGGTCAAATTTGACTGGGACCAGCTCCAATGGGTAGATACGCAAGTGGATCCAATCCAGTCGCAAATCACCAACCTAATCACCAAGCTCAACGCCACGGACAGCAAAGCCACTGGAGCTGATACAAAAGCCATGGCTGCCGATGGCAAGGCTGTCGAGGCCACCACGCAAGCCCTCAGTGCTCAGCAAGCACTTCTGGAGCTGTCTGATTTGGTGTTGAGTAAAGACACCACAGGAGGTACAACCAAATGAAGTTTGAAACGCTGAAACGGCTCTATGCTCAGGCCGTCATTAATGGCGACCGTACGATTGACTCCGTGCCCGAAGTCTTGCGCACGGATGTCCAAACACTGATTGACACCGAACCAAAAAACAAGGAGGAATAACCAATGTTAAATTTTAAATTTCCCGCGCTCGCTGCGCTCTATGCCGCTAATGTTCTGGATGGCGGCCGCACCATCGACGAAGTACCCGAAGTGATCCGCCCACAGGTGGAGGCGATTCTTAACACAGCAAAAAACGCCGACGCTGGCAAGCCGCAGGTCTAATCCTGATCGCGCTTGTCAGTTTTTGTATCGGCTGGTTTTGCCATTGAGGAGGTGAGGTGATGTGGCAACGGATTAAAAACAACCCATCACATGTGGTGCTGGGATTGCTGCATATCGGGATTGGTGTATTTTTGATTAATCACGACAGTTATTTCCGCTGGCCCCCTGGGGCCTTTTTAAGTCTCGCCAATGATGATTCGGTGGGCTTTTGGTTTGTCCTGATTGGTCTGGCCTATCTCATTTGGGTAATACTTGGCGCGAATCACGTGCGGTGGAATCGGGCCATCCTGGTTATCTCCACCATGACCATGGGCGCACTGGCGACCTATCAGCTGCTCCACTGGGTAGTGCTAGGGACGGACATCATGCCGTGGATGAGTAATGCCGCGGTGACTGCATTTATTATCTTGCTGGCAAGGAGGAGCGATGCCGATGGAGGAGATCATTAAGCAATTGGCGCCGCTCTTAAATGTGTTAAGCCCTGTACTGTTAGGGCTGTTGGCGTACTTGGAGTTTAACAAAAAGAATCATCGTGAAGAACACAACGACGACATCGACAGCCGTGACAAACTCATCGAGTCTCTGCGGGCGGAACGGGACGCCATCTATCAAAAGTGGCTAAGCTCCGAGAAATTGGTCGATGAATTACGTAAAGAATTGAATGGAAAGAAGGATAATTAATGCAAAACGAACTGATCCAACTCTTGGCGGTGGCCGTAGTCATCGCCCCCATGACCACCGGCTTTACCGAGATTTATAAGCGTTACACGCCCGCCGAGGGCAAGCTCTTGCCGGTCTTAGCAATTGGCACGGCCATCGTGCTGTCAATCATCTGGGCGCTGGCCTTTGGTCACACGGATTTAATCGGTCAGTATGCGCTCTCTGGTGTGCTGTCCGGCCTGTCTGCGGTAGGTGTGTACAATCTGGTCAAGCCAACCGATAAGGGAGACGGTGCCAATGGTCAAGTATGACTACTCCTACCAGCTGGCCGATAATCAAGGTGACAGCCGGGTAGCCAGCAACCAGTACATTATCGCCCACGATACTGGTAATGATAACAACCAGGGTCCCAACTCAGCGCAAAACGAGGCCGCTTACATGCGCAATAACTGGACGGCTGCTTACACGCAGGCCATTGCGGGGCATGACCGGGTGTACATCGTGGGCAGTCCGGGTTATGTGGCTTACGGTGCAGGCTCACCCGCCAATGAGCGCAGCCCTTACCAGATTGAGCTGGCCCACTACACGGACCCGGCGCTGGCACGGGCCGCTTACGGTAACTACATCAACAGTATCCGTGACTATGCTGCCAAGTATGGTATCCCGCTGGTGCTGGACGGTCCCGGCAACGGGATCAAGTCGCACAAATGGGTAAGTGATAATCTCTGGGGCGACCATCAAGACCCCTATGGTTATCTGGCTCGCATTGGCATCAGCAAAGCCCAGTTTGCGGCTGACCTGGCTAATGGGATCGGCGCAAGCAACAAACCCGTAGACAACACAGGAGGTGCTAAACAAGTGGATTTTAATGCATTTAATGGCAGCCGCCCTCTAGATGGCTCAATTGGCATCCTCTGGGTGACCAATCCTGGTGGCGCGGTGGTGTACAGCAAGCCGGGAACTGGCAATAAGGCCAAGGATTACAAACAGCAGGCGAGTGGCTGGCTGGTGACACGGGTCGAGGGCAACTACTACCAGATTGCCACCAACCAGTGGCTGGCGGCTTCCGACATTGTGGCCCGGATTTACGCCGACAATTGGACTGGCGCCACGGTGGTGCTGACGCGTGATCTATACCCGACACCCACACCGCAGTCGCATGTTGGCCTAGGCAGCAAGCCTTTGCCTAAAGGCAGTCAATGGCTTGTGGGCGAGTACAAAGACGGCCACATCAACATCGGCGGCTGGGTGAGCACCAAAGACGTGCAAGTGATTTAATTAGGTAGCAACGGACCCTGGGGCGATTTGCCCTGGGGTCTATTTTTTTGCACAAAAATAGCTCTAAAAACTCGAAAGCAGCACGGCTCTTTACGTAATTCTTTACCGTAAACTGTTTCATCTGTTTTTAGAGCTTTGCTTTCTTCAAAAGTAGAAAACGCTGTGTCCTTACTTACCCAAGCGCGCTGTCAGTTCTTTGGTCAATTCTTCATACCCTTGGCGACCCAACAGGGCAAACATATTCTTCTTATAGGCTTCCACCCCGGGTTGATTGAATGGGTTGATCCCATTCAGATAACCGGAAATTGCCACTGCAATTTCAAAGAAGTAGATTGTGTATCCCAAAGAATAAGCATCCTGCTTCGGTACGTTGACAGTCATTACCGGTACGCCACCATCAGTATGGGCTAATACCACACCATGATAAGCCTTGTCATTGACATAGTTCATGGACTTGCCAGCCAAGTAACCAAGCCCGTCCAAGTTCTTGTCATCATCGGGGATGGTGACATCGTTGGGCGCGTCATCAATCTTAACCACCGTTTCAAACAGATTACGCAGACCCTCCTGGATATATTGGCCCAGGGAGTGCAGATCAGTTGAGAAGTTGGCGGAAGAAGGATAGATACCTTTTTGATCTTTACCTTCGGATTCACCCATTAATTGCTTCCACCATTCGCCAAACAAACGCAGATTCGGTTCGTAGTTTTCCAACAATTCAGTGGTGAAACCTTTACGGTACAGAATGTTACGCAGTGCAGCATAACGATAAGCTTCATTCTTGGTGACATCTGGATTTGTGTATTCACTCCGGGCATCTGCCGCGCCTTGCATGAGTTGGTCAATATCGCCGCCAGCCACAGCAATCGGCAGCAAACCAACAGCAGAAAGAACAGAGAAACGGCCGCCGATATCATCGGGCACGACAAACTCTTCGTAACCCTCTGCATCTGCTTCAGTCTTCAAAGCTCCTTTTGCCTTATCAGTAGTCGCAAAGATGCGTTCCTTTGCACCGGCTGCACCATATTTGGCAATCAGCTTGGCTTTTAATACACGGAAGGCAATGGATGGTTCAGTGGTTGTGCCAGACTTAGAAATCACATTGATACTGAAGTCGCGATCGCCGATCATTTGTACTAAGTCGTGTAAGTAACTGCCGCTAATGGAATTACCGGCAAAGTACACTTCTGGGACAGAACGGTTGGCCTGTTGGTTATAGAAATTTGGATTCAAGAAATCAATGGCTGCTTGGGCACCCAAGTAAGAACCACCGATCCCAATGGCCACAAAGACTTCAGAATTACCTTGCACCTTCTTGGCAGCGGCTTTGATCCGCGCGAATTCATCTTTGTCATAAGCGACGGGTAAATCAAGAAAACCTCTAAAATCATTACCAGCGCCGGTACCTTCCCGCAACTCTTTATCGGCCGCGGTGACTAACGGTTGAATTTCACTTAATTCGTTGTCGTGAACGAATTTGGTTAACGCAGATGAGTCAAATGAAATATGTGCCAT